CTCCAGTCTCGGCTCCTACTACTTCTACGCCTACTAATTTACACCAAGGATACGATATAGAATGATCTATAGTATTAGTACCTGTTACTAGTGCTTGCCTAAACCCAGTATTTCTAGCGAACAGCTTCTTAATAGTCCCATTACTGAGAGTTATTGTCTTGGAAGTAAAAGAAGGTGAGCTTTGAATAGTTACATCTCTCCTATCTGTCTTGTTACCTAATGCCTTATAGTTAGTTTCAAAATCTAACAAGTCCGTAGTATCTGTAGGGTTTTTATCGAGGCTACAACGTACCTCAAATGTACCATCCCCTACTCCTAGTTCGTATCTATCCTCTAACTCAAGGAATTGTATTGATAGTTTTTTAGCGTCTACAAAAGCTTTAAGCTCTGTCCAATTTACTTTTATCATGATTTTATTATCCCCACTAGTCCACCTTTAAACTTCTTGTTTCCATCAAGTTTACGGACTTGAATTTGAACGCTAGTATTAAATACTAAAGGTTGAGTAGATCCCGAAGATGAAAACCTGAATGACTCTCCGTTTTGTCCAACTCCTATAGTCCTCGCTGTGAAATCATCTTCTAGTCCTATAGTCCTAAGTAGCGAAGTGTCTAGGTTAATTACATTAACAGAATCTGCTACTACTCGTACTTCCCATGCTTCGATATCGGATTTTTCTAATTTAGTAACAAATCCTACGAGTGCCCCTGCTCCTGTATAACTGTATAAAGTAACAAAGGTAGTACTTATAGTAGTGTCTATAGATACTCCTCCATTAGATGCATTTGCTTCATCATAGAATAGATTCCCTAAAGCAGAAGGAGCGGATATAACCTTAAGCCTGTCTCCTACATTTCCAATCAAAGCACTAGTAGTCGCTCCTCTAATTCTAGATTGCTGCGTACCATCACTTAGAGCTGTAAATATTGAAGTTAATCTCTGAGCTACTCTTTTTATAAGTCCGTTAAGCCCACTGGTAGAGGTGTCAGTGGCGGCTGCTGCTTCAGATGTAGTTCCTATGCTAGTATTTAATGTGCTCTGTAAAGCAGATGTAGAAGCTCCTGTAGGGAGCGGTAGAGAAGCTGCTGATATAGGTTGAGTTGTTGTTCCAGTTGGATTTACTCTTAGAGGGTTGGTTAGGGTGCCTGCTTCTGTTCCGGTGTTGTCACGGAGGTTAGTATGAAGTCCTCCACCTGTAGTAGATTGAACAGGCGTCTGACTAACGCCAGATGCTGAGCTTCCGGCTAGTTTTAGATACTCTACTTGGTTTGCAGATGCTTGGAAGTTATTCTCAAAATCTAACTGATCTGTTCCTTTAGGAGTATTGATTGCTACTACAGCAAAAACTTGGAACTCTCCATTTTGTGCGTGTATTATATAGTTTAGATCACTTTCGATAACATACTGAAGCTTAAAAGGCTTCCCTGATATATATGATTTTAACTCTGTCCATAGTACTTTTTCCATTAGAATGTCTCCTCTAAATCTATAGCAGCAGTTATTTTCCCGTTACCACTCAGAGTCCTAACTCTTATGATTAATACGTCAGGTATGTTATTTAAAGTATCATAGCTAATCTTTAAGTTCTTAGCGAGATTACTTAATTCTATATTAATTGTAGAGCTTAGGTATCCAGATGATATTATTTTTCCTCCGGTAGCTGAGGTTAATCCTACGTTATACTCTGCTATACTCTCTGTCTGAGATACCCAGGTACCTCCTGCTGCAGTAGAGTTTAAAATTACTTCGTAATATAATATACTATTTGATGAAGTGAATAAACTGAGTCTGACAGGGGTTAGCAGGGCTTTACTGAAAGCTGCCTGTAGTCTTACTGCTATTGGAAAAGCAAACGAACTTGATTCTACTGACTTTTCATTTTGCTGGTTAGACACTGAGGTTCTACTATCAGTAATATTAGTGTCCCCTTCTCCTGCTACACTACAACTACTATGAGACATGCTTGTAGAACTGGCAGTAACTCCTGTATTTGCTATTCTAAAAGATATGGGAAGAGATCCTCTTTGGTGAAAAGGAGCTGTTATGTTTAAATTAGACACTTCATGGCAGTAGTTTAATTTGCCTCCTGAGTAGATTCCGAATCTAATTCTACCAAAACCATACCATGTATAGTCTAGGGCATATATCTGAGGTTTAGTTAAATCTAGGTTTAGCCCACTAATCCCTGTACCGTCTAGCTTGTCTATGTTCCAGTTAGTTCTAGCTACAGAATTTGTAACAGGTGAGCCTGAGGTAGAGGTTCTTATGTTTACGTTTTGAGTAGTGCCGTTTACAGAGAAGAAGAGTCCATCTCCTGCATCAAACATTCCTGCTTCTTGAATTACGTTAGTTTTTGGAGAGGAGAAGTAAGCTACAAAAGATGTAACAAATGATCGACCGGGGAGATAAGGTATGTATGCTCTGGTTCTTAGTTGAGCTGAAGATCCACTATTTGTGTTTACAGTTAATGTTTTTCTTGCGAGAGGCTGATCATAAGTAATAGTACCACCTGACGCAACTAGTGAAGGCCAGTCAAAGGTGTGAGCAGAATCACTGAATTTCGCAGCATAAAGCACTACTGAGTTTGTAACTCTTAATTTGCCTAGAGCATCTACACCAGGACCGTCAGCAAATACTGATTCAGTTTTAAGTCTTCCGCTAGTGGTAGAGCCTACCGGAGTTTGTTCGACCCCGGTAGAATCAGCACCTGTAATTTTTACTGTTTGAGCAGCGTCTTTATCTGATAAATCAGCCATTTAATATTACCCTAAAATTGCAACAATCGTACTATACACATCTTGAGCTTGATTGTCTCTGTTAGTTCTAATAACCCTAACTCTGGCACCAGCAGGGATTGCTGCGTACTTAGAAAGGATCATGTCGCAATCAGGGTCAGCAGTTGAGTTGAATCTAACACATATAGTGTTAAATACTCCTGTAGCCGATCCTGTTTCTACTTGAACTTCTACTTTCATCTTACCAGAAGCACTACCTAAAACCTGATACAGTTTTGAAGCAGATGCGAATACTAGGTCTTGAGTAGAAGTAGCACCAGCGGCTACAGCAGCAGCAGTGTTGTAATTAACGATCTCTGTTCCAACGTCTTCTTGGATTACAACGTTAATTGATCCATCTGTGTTAACTCCAAGAAAGTCTGTACCGTCTCCAACTTTAATACTATCGCTTACATGAGATATATCACGAATATCAAGATCTGTAGCGGATACAGTAATACTTTCTAGAGCTGCGAGAGTTGCTGCGTCTAGAGCAATGACTGATCCTCCTACATCAACTTTATCAGTGGAGAAAGCTAAGTCTCTAATATCTAAGTCAGTAGCAGATACAGTAATGTTCTCAAGAGCTGCAAGAGTTGCTGCATCTAGCGCTACTTCAGATCCAGTAACATCTACTTTATCAGTAGCGAACACTAGGTCTCTAATGTCTAGATCTGTAGCAGATACGGTAGCAGTAACAGATGATCCTGAAACGTCAACTTTATCTGTAGCAAATACTAAGTCACGGATATCGAGGTCAGTAGCTGATACAGTGATGTTCTCTAAAGCAGCTAGTGTAGCAGCGTCTAAAGCAATCTCTGAACCAGAAACGTCTACTTTGTCAGTAGCGAATACTAGGTCTCTAATATCGAAGTCTGTTGCAGATATATTGGCATTAATAGAGCCATCTGCTTCAACTTTTAATTGTTGAGAAGATACAGTGCCGTCGCCAATTCGGACAACTACATCTCCATCATTTTCGGTCCTAATCGGTAAACTCGAATCGTAATCACTCATTTATTCCTCGCCCTTTGTTAATTCCGCAATCTCTACGGAAAGTTCGTTTTGTTTTTTTATTTGAATTTCAATTAAAGACTCTAATCGCTTAATCTCTTCCATCTTTTCTTCAATCTTAAGCTCTTGCTCTTCTCGTGCTAATTGAACTCTTGAAAGTTCTAGCTTTTTTCTTTTTATTTCTATGCTCATAATTATCCTTCCAATATTTGTAGTCTTGATGTAAAATCACCTAAGTCAGGGCGATTATGATAAACTCTAACTTCTATTAATTGTCCTACTGATATGTTCAACCCTTGATTGAAATTGAATATAGCGTCTAAAGTGCTTCCGAAATATGTAAGCTTCCTGTCCTGCAACACTCCAGCTATATAAAGTTCATAGGTAGCTATGTTCGTCCCAGACATTTCCACCTTCTGGAGAAACACTGGGGCAGTAGCTGTATATGATACTAGGACTTCTGTAATGCCTGTGGCAACATCTGTAACTTCATTAAAGAATGATTTAAGCTCTTGCCCTGTACTAACTACGTTTACGTTTAATGATCCATCAGGGTTTATCTGTAGATCATCCCCATCTCCGTCCGTTAAAGATACTGATCCTACTTGGACTTCAGGGTTCTTATTAAACTTTCCGCTATATATATCGAAATAGTATCCTTTAAGTACTTGACCTTCAAAGATAGGGTCAACACCTTGATATTCTATTTCTATTTCAGCTACCAGTTCTTGAGTACCGTCTACACCTGTAATAGTAAAACCAGTGTTTATATCGCCACTAGCATCTACCTCTCCTAAACCGTTAGTGTTTATACTAAGGTTAGCTCCGTTTCTTATAACAGGAGAGAAGTACTTGTTCCAGGTGGCGTCGATCTGTGCTTTTGTTATAGCTGCTACAATTTCAGCGCTGTCTGTAGAATCAAGTATGACCTGCAATATCTTAGCGCCAGGGTAGATCGGAGCTGTACCTATTCCATCGACTGTATAATATATTAACGCTACGGAGTTATCTGGAGCAGTTCTCAATAAGAATGATTTTCCAGCTAAGCCTGAGGCGGCTAAGCATTGGATATTAGTTATATGTGATTTAGTTCCACGGTAGTACTTAACCGTTGTAGGATTGTTGTTAACGTCGTAATCAGCTCTAAAATGAGAATAATACCCTACAGCACTTCTAGAATCAAGAGTTCGTATAGATTGACCGTAGAAATCATGGACTTCTTTAGCGATCAACCCAGGATCATATATGCTGTTGTTATTACCGGAGAATACTGTCTTCAATGAAGTTTACCTCTAACATCTAATAGTAAATATCAGGGCTTACTTAACGTTTTTAAGTGCTTGTAATCTCGCCTGGTGAGCTGGTGAATTCTTATAGTTCTTATATGCTTCTATTTCTGCTAAGAGTGTTTTCTCTCCTTCCACATCTCCAGCTGTTTCAGGTCTTATAGCTTCATAGGCTTGTCCTAAGAAAGGTATATCTCCTGGAATCTCCTCGGCAGCAGCAGATGCGTCTCCTGTAGTAGCGAAAGTAGTAGCAGCTCCTATTAAGGGAATAGCTCCTAATACTTTTTTACCGGCTTGTGATCCCATGCCTTTTAAAGCATTAATCTTAGCCATAAAGTCTGATCCCGATATTTTATTTTGAATTTCTTTTGTATTTATTTTATCAGTAACGCCTTTTACTACGGGGTTATTAAATCCTTGAGACAATTGCTTATCTAATATAACGTCTTTTGTAGAGTTTTTTAAATTACTTAATTCAAATTGTCTTGGAGGTTGTTTCTTTTCCATATAATTTACTCACAATTATAAGCACCGGAGAAATTAATCCCCGGTGCTATTTTTATTTATACAGTAGTTGTTAAAGCTCTGAACTTAATCAAACCAGTAACAAACCCTGCATTGTTTGTACTAGTATATTGAATCTGTCCAGCTGAAGTTATTGAGAAAACTATTCCTGAATCATCACCTACAGAATCAACTGAAATGTTGAATGATCCTGCTTTGTTAATCCCTTGAATATCTACTTGCTCATATAGATCAGCAGTAGCATCAATCTCTACAGAAACAAGGGCACTGAAAGATCTTACTACACCAGCAGCAAAAGCAAATCCTGTTACATCAGCAGCAGCAACTTGATTGTTAGCTAGAGAGAAAGAAGTCTCTTGAATGTCTCCGGCTGATCCAACGGCTGGGATAGGATAGAAGCCCTTAGTCCCTGATCCGTTTGTACCATAATACTGTGTATTACCTGGAGAAGCTGCATCGTTTACTAATTTAATACCTGAAGCATCTGAATCGATTGATAGCTGAGTTTTAACATCAGCGACAACTGAAGGAGTTGCATCATTGTACGTAAGGTTAACAGTATCCGAGTTAGCTAGTATTCCACCAACTGTATCTTGAGCTGCTTCGTCAAAGTCAGTAACTTGCGTAGAAGGGATTGCAATTGCAGTTGAAGCAGAAGATGTTAAACGACCTTGCTGATCTACAGTGATTGCAGAAACTTCCGTAGCAGATCCGTATGATCCTGGAGTTACAACAGTATCTGAAAGTTTAATACCAGAAGCTGATTTAGAGAGTGTTGCTCCGTCTAGTTCTAGAGCTAATTGACCGGCAATGAACTGTAGACCTTGACCATCTTGATCTACTGAAATACTAGATCCTGAAACTGTAATACCATCATCACCTGTTAATCCTGAAACAGAATTAAAGAATGTGAAATTAATAGCATCTGTCCCAAGTGTAGTAACGACACCAAATTGAATAAAAATCTTACCTTGGTTTAAAGTACCTTCTTGAACAGCTACGAAAGCCTTATTAATCTCATCAATAGGAGAGATTGAATCAAAGTCTGTAGATCTTGTCCATGCACCTGAAGCAGCGATATAAATACCGTTCTCTTCTGGTAAAGTCTGAGACTTTACTAATACTCTATCTCCTGCTGAAAGAGCTATTCCATCAACAGTAAGTAATGTACCAGTTGCTAAATCAATATTAGCTGTAGAAGCGGCTTTAACAGCTTCTTTAGGTCTTAGACCTTCAAGAGCGTTATCGACATATTCTTTAGTAGCAGCATCAGAGCTAGCGGTAGGAGAAGCTAGAGATGTAATCTTAAATCCGCCCATTGATTGAGCGCCTGTATAGGTAACTGATCCGTCTTTTTTAATAACTTCAGAGTCTAATGCTCTAGTGTCAATGTCAGATTGAAGTTCGTCAACAGCACCCTGAATGTCGGTAGCAGCTAAATTCCCTGATGGGATGTTGGAGATTGCAGATGCATCATGAGCATCAACAGCATCAGCAATGTGATTGTCAATAGCATTTTGAGCAGTTGTAAGTTGAGTTTGAATTGAACTAGTAACACCTGAAACGAATTCAAGCTCAGCGTCAGTAGTAACACTGGAAGTAATTTCTCCACTAGCGTTAATAGATAAAGCTTTTGAAGCTGATTCATTTGGAAGTACTAACTCACCTTCTACGACTACGTTGTTCTTAAATTTTCTAGGATCGCTCATGTTTATATCTCCTTAAGATATTAGTATTTTTCCGGTAAATCGGAGGTCAGGAACAGAGTTTATTGTTATAATTACATCTTCAGAACTGTTAACATTAACTCCTGTTTCTACTTGTAAATAATCTGATCCTACTAATTCAAACACTTGAACCGTGGGATTGTTTCTATTATGTGTAGCTTTTAGAACGGTTAAAGAATATGATCCGCTTATTAGTGTCCAGTCTGTGCTATTGTTAAATGTTATGTTATACTTGGAAGAGGAACTCGCTGCTAGTTCGTCTATAGCTCCTTGTACGTCATTAGATGCTAGTCCTGAAGTATCGTTGTCATATACTACATTTGCAGCAGATGATGATCCTGATCCAGTTCCTGCATACCCTAGGCGTTTTACAATATTTGCCATAAACTAAGTCTCCATTTTTTTGTAACTCAATGTGCTTGAACCGCTACGTACTTTATTTCAATTACGTCGATTGAACCAGCAGTGACCTCTATGAATATCCTAGCGTACTGTGCTCCCGATCCATTTAAATCAAAAAGAACTACTCCTGATGAATCTACTATAAGTGCTAGACTTTCTTCGATTGTTGCAAAGTTCTCATCGTCATTAGAAAGCTGGACGTAGACTTTTAAATCTGCTCCTACTCCGTTTTCATATAGAACACTTATAGAAAATGCTGATATTCTATCATCTAAAGAAACACTGGGACTATTCCAGTCTGTATTAATCGTCTCAGGAGCTAATAATAGCTGCTTCTTTTTTATCTGATCAAAAACCATGTTATTTTCCCCTACTAATATAATAGTATATTACCTGTTATTCTTTATCTAACTTAGCCTTGCCGTTGCCAAAGCTTCTTCCAAAATAAAGCCCTGCACATAAAACAGTTAGTTGAAACGTTCCGTCTAGATCAACTGCTAACCACCCAGTGAGCTTGTTGATAAGTGCAAAGACGTACAAGTGAAAGCTTATAAAGAGCATTGTTAGACTTACACTTGGAGTCCCCTTAACAGGATCTCTTATATACGGAAGTTTTATCCCTAACGTATGTGCTTTATCTAATAGCTGTTCCAGTTTGTCTTTCACTAATAATTCCCGTTATATCTAAAGTCTTGCCACTCTTTAAAGTTCTTTACTTTAGCCGTCTTAATATTTTCCTCTGAGAATAGCTTAGGTAAGTCTCTAAGATATTTCCTGTAGTCTCTGTACAGTGCCCGAGTTTTAGTTTCAATAGGAAAGTCCGGTAACATATATTTATCGGTTTCCTGAAGAAGTTTATCTCGCTTAGCTCTTAATAAGTACCAAGCGTCTATTTTCACTAGTAGTTAGCGAGTATAGCTAAGCAATCAGCTTTAAGTTCGGCTGATACTATGGCACTCGGCTCAACTGATTCTATCAAGACCTTAGAAAGACTGGGACGAGAAGTCATAAGAGCTGATTGGATTGGACCGAATACTGTTTGCATTTCGGTGATTTGCTCTATTGTCAGAACTTTATCTAGATTATCTCCAGCAATTAGATCTAATACTTGTTGGCAAATTTCTCTAGCGGCTTTACCCGCTTGTATTTTATCTTGCTTAGCTTTTTCAAGAGCTATTTCAGCGGTTAAATCTTGCTGCTCAACTTCGTACTCGCTTGCTACCTGGATAGTTTCAAATGTTGCCGGAACCATTTCAGAAACAAGAACCTCCTGGTCTTCAAACATTGCTTCGGTAAAAACTGGAGGGTCAAAAGATAAGCCATTTTCATCAAGGACTTCTTCCGAGGGTACAATTAAAACCGACTGAGTTTCGTAAACCGCTGGGACGCTCTCAGTGACAATTTGCTCAAATGAGTATGCAGCATTTCCAAAAGACTTCATCTCTTCATGCTCAAACAGCCATGCATCGGCAAGCTCTTGAGTTTTAAACGATGCTTGATTTGTGATGATGTTTTGTTTTTTGATTGTGATTTGTATCATAATTATTCCCCCTATTCAATTTTAGCGATTGATAAAAAGTTGTAATCAGGGACAGCTGAGAAGAGACTTGTTGAGCCTCTTTCATTTACTCCCCTCATTTCTATTGTTTCACCTTTGCTTAAATAAACAACATCGCTATATCCGCAACCTACATTCGTTGTAATGGAAGCCCATGCTCTGTTTTGTGCGCCAGATGAATACAAAATGCCATTTTTAAAAAGTACCAACCAAACTGCGGCACCAGTAGTATATGCAGCCGAATTGAAAACAATTCCAGCATTGACTTGATAATATCCAGATTCTGGTGCTGTAAAAATTCCAGTTGTTGTGTTCAATGAATTGTGGGTGTCATAAGTTTTAGCAGAATTCCAAGTAATGGTTGCTGCTATAGTGTTAAGTACTTGACCTGAAGTGCTGACTGCCCTAGCAGCAACACGTTCTATATTTAACCCTGTTAGCGCAGGATTTTTACTAGCGTTGATTACGAGGAATCCGTTTGCTTGAAAAGTCACATCTGAAAAATAGAATCTAGAAACGCTTATTACTGAAGTTCTAGTTGCGCCTGAGTCTAAGTATAAAATGCCAGTAACTTCGTTGTAAGTTTTATTTAAGATTCCGTCTGATTCCGTGGTATCAAATAAGGCAAAGTCGATATTACCAGCAGTAACTTTACCGGCACTCTTATATAAATTAAGAGATGTCCCCTTCAGCCCTTTACCTATTTGTATAGCAATAGCAGCAGGATTTCCGGTAGTACTTGCAGCATTAAATGCTCTAGTAAAAATCTGAATACCATTTTGGTTCATACTCGCAATAGACTGTGATGGAGCTGACCCACTTACTGACCTAGTGTTTGTATTTGCAGCATAAGTATAAGTAGAGAATGTGCCAACTGGGTCGTTAGCGTTTACTTCAGTAGCTTTAAACACTAAAGGAGCTGTGTCTGTGCTGAAGGTGTCAGGAGCGGTGAGGATGTTTCTGTTAGAAGCTGTCCAACCCAAAATAGGAATAGTAATATTTAAACTTATTGTATCGCCCGAAGCGTAAGCAATAGGAGTGCTTGGGCCACCCGGGTTAGAAAACTGAGTGTTGGCGTAACCAGCAATACTGACGGTGGAGCTTGATTTATTCCAGTGGACTGTCATTGCTCCAAGGTTTGCTAAGTTAAAGTCTTTCATTGTAGCTGTACCAATCGAAACTAAAGTCTGTGCTGAAGTACCTAAAGTTAACTTCGAAGTATCTACGGAAAGTCCTAACCCATTTAATAATTGTGCTGATGTGAAAGTTAAATCTCCTGCGTTCGGAGCGCCTGCCATGTTCAATAAAATTTGAATTTGAGCCGAATCTCCCATCCTGCGAATCATTCCAGAATATGTCGTGTTTGTGGTAAAGCTTCCCAAGGGAGTATAACTTGCCCAGTCGGTCATGTTAGCAATGTCTGCATAAACCGTAGAATCAGCAGTCAACTCAATTGAATCAAAAGCAAATATTCTAGTCGAATTAAGCACTTTCACTTGAAATCCAACACGAATAGAAGCGCATGTTAAAGGAATTGGTATATTAGTTTTAAAGATACCAACTGAAGTTGAAGCTTGAATAAATGATGAACTAGGAATTATAGCAGCGTTAGTAACATCATAGAAAATTACTTCGATGTCATTATTTGCTCCATTATAAGTAAATGGAAAAAAGAGAGTTGCGTCTTTGCCACGAAAGCGAACATCTACGGCTTTTGCAGGACAAGCTAGGTAGTCATTAAGTGAACCAGCGGCTTGTGTATAAACATAAGAAGCACCGCCCTGAAGAGGTGTTGCGGTATTCTTAACAAAAGTACCAGAAAGCGCTCCAGCTCCTAAGAAGGTTGCATTGTCTCCAGTAGTCCAATCTGCAAGGAGTTCTTCGGCAGTAAGTTGAAAGACAGTAGCCAAACTACCATTTCCACTTCCAACTGATTCTAAAAGTGAATCTACAACTTGATACATCAACTTTTCATCAGTAGCAAAAACTAACTGACCATTTGGTGAGGTTGTAGCATAAGTGACGAGATTTGCTTTTGTATCTTTTTTAACATCTGAACGAATCGGAGATTCAATTGAAGCGCCGGTTAATGTCTTGTTAGTTAGAGTTTGAGTATTGGTAGTACCGACAACTGCACCTGTTGCTCCGTGGGCAACAGTAGAACTTTCGTGAGCTGTAAAAGCTACTGAAGTAGCCCGAGTATCAACATCACCTTGAAGATCATTTAAGGCTCCTTGAAGTTCATTTAAGGCTCCTTGAACTGTAGTTGCTGCTAAGTTTCCTAGTGGAGAATTTGAAATAGCTGAAGCTGCGTGTGCTCCGGTTGGGTTTGTGACGTGACTTGATAAAGTATCAACATCACCTTGAAGTTCATTTAAGGCTCCTTGAACATCCGTAGCAGCTAAGTTTCCCGCTGGGACATTTGAGATAGCAGAAGCGTCGTGAGCATCTACAGCGTCGTTAATGTGATCAGACAATGCTGTACTAGCATTTGAAGCGGTAGTTGAAATGGCAGATTGAACTGCTAAGGCTGAAGGGATTTGAGTATCAGTAGCTCCAGCAAGGACTGTGTCTACGTTAAGCACTCCTGACTTTAGGTTATCAGTCTCAATGTTAGAAAGAATATTTACATCAACGTCAATAGTTTTGTTTGTCAAAGACTGAAACTGACTCTCAGTAACTATGTTTCTAAGAGCACCATCAAGATAAGCATGTAATTTCTTAGAGGCAGCTCCTACTTTTATTTCGCCTTCAATCCCATCTACTCCTATATCATCTGGAGATAATATAATCCCGCGCTTTAATCTTTTTTTAATAATAGTCATCTACATTCTCCGTTATTATTCGATATCGTTAAAAACTTTAGCTTTAAACCTGATTTCACCTACATAAGACGATCCTGGTATATCTGATGAAGTGTATATTATTTGTCCACTAGAGTTTATATCTAGTTCTACTCCTGATTCTCCTTCGGACTCAATAGTAATCCTCCAGTCTGTTCCGTTGTAGTTCCCTCTTATTACTCCTGAGGAAACTGAAGACGAGCTATCCGTTGTACGACGTATAATGTATTCAGCATTTATAGAGATAACTTCGGTTGTATTGAAGCTAAATCCTAGTATAGGAGTAGGAGTACTGATATTATTCAGGATAGAGGCTGTAGTAACAGGAATGTCATTTGGAGCTTGTACAGTACCTAAAGCACGGGCAACTGCTTCTAGGTAATCAGTAACTGACTGACCATAGTTACCGCCTTCGCCTTCGTTTGGCACTTCGTAGGACTCATTTCCGATAATTAAAATCTTAGGCATAAATATCTCCCTAATATGTAATAGTAAATATTGATATAATCGACTTTACTTGATTATATTGACGTGATATGATATTATTGAAGTATATAAACTACTGTATTCACGTGAGGTTTTATGACACGTATTAATGTTGTTCCCGTTGAATCTCTTTCTAGGCAACACTTAGTAGCCGAATACAGGGAAATAACTAGGCTACCTAAGAATCTAAAGGTGAGCTTATCAAGGAAGTCTAAGCCATTTTCCATGTCAGAGATACCGGATACATATGTACTAGGAAATGGTCATGTAAAGTTCTTTTATGACAAGATGCTTTTCCTTGAGAATAGATTTAAACAACTAGTAAGTGAGATGCTTAGGAGAGGCTATAATCCTAGTTATATGGATGAAACTATTTTTAGAGATTGCCCGACTAAATATTATAATGACTATACTCCCACTGAATGCGCTATAGATTTAAATAAAGCTAGAATAAAAGAAAGGCAATAGAATGGATATTAAGATTGGACACTATTATAGAAATAAAGAAACTGGAAATCTTAAGAGTGTTGTTACTGTGATAAAAGAAGGAATTGTTTTAAAGTGCCCAACAACTGGGACAGGGTATCTTATAAGCGAAGTTAATTTCTTAAATGAATATACAGAATATAATCCATAGAAAGGAGGGGACGACAGAATGCCGTCCCCGAATCCCTAGAAAGACTAGACAGTCTTAAGATATTTAATCATAGAAAGCTGACCAACAGCTGCTGAGAAAAGAGCTTGGTCTGTATAGAGTCTTAACTCATAACCATTCTCATTCTCAAGAAGACGGAAGAATCTTCCTTCTTCAACACCTGGCATTTGGAAAGTAACTTCTGTAGAACCGATACGCTCTAGCTCTTTAGGAGGTACTACGAAACAAAGACCTTCTTTAATGAATAGAGAAGATACGATTTCGATTTTACCGTTCTGACCGTGGAAAGAGATTTTGTTAGTTCCTTCTTTAAGCTCTTTATCAGAGTAAGAAGAATCAAACATTCTCTTAGCATTTAGATCAGAAAGAAGCTTATCCCAATGCTTAGGGTTAACTAGAGCAATAACATCTTCTTCCATTAATCCTTTTTCCATAGAACGAGTAACAGCTCTTTCAATTAGATCGAAAGAAATGAATACTGCACCAGTTGTAGCATCAGTACCTGCTTCGATTACGTTACCTTTGAAAAGGTCATGCTGAGAAGCATCGATATTGAAGATAGTACCAGTGTTTGTAATGATCTTATGAAGACCAGCACATTCTTTCTGGTAAGCGCCAGCATACCAAATGATATCAGCAGCTGCGTTTTCAGGATCTACGTCACCAGTAACACCGGCTGGAACTGAATCAACAGTAATAGTCTTAGCTTGAAGATCTACGTTAGTAACAGTAGCGTTACCACGAGTAGTACCAGCTTGAGAACGGATATTGATCAACATGTTCTTAGAACCTGACCATAGACCAGCAGCCCATTCAGCATCACAGATACTGATAACAAGACCAGACACTGATTTAACTTTACCGATACCAGACTGTCCGTAGAACAACTGGGACTCAAGACGGATATGCATAGACTTAAGCATAACTTGAACAAGACGCTTAGTAGCTTGCTCAAAAGAGTTCTTAGAACTAACAGAACGAGCAGCAGCTCCAACAGAGATAGCTGAACGAAGTACTAGCTCACATCCACGAACTTGAGCATCTTCCATAGCAGAAGCAATTGACTGCTGAAGAGTAAATACAGCGCCTGTGTCTCCACCGTAAGAGAACCCGTGTTCTAGACTTAACGAAACTGGACTGTGATAAAAGTTACCCGGTTGTTTTTCAGCACCATTGAAGTCTAACATGTTGTAAAGTTTTACGCCTTCAGGAACTAGATCTTTAATTTTGTTAGCATAACTTTCTTTAAAAAGACCGTTAAGTGTGCCAACGTCTACATACTGAGCCATTGAATTTTCCTTTTTTGTGTCCACTATAGGACAATTATTATTTGAGGAGTTTCCTCGTTTTTTGCCTCTTTATACTCTGGCGGGAGACACTTCCGGTTTACTTTTCTTTTTGCGGTTGTTTCTAAGCTCAGTATGAGTTGTTAAAAAGCCTTAAGTATACTTTGTAAACTTTCCGTAAATTGTTTATCGTTTTCTAAAAAAATCTTTTGCTTTAATCTTTGGGCTACTTACAACTTCCTGTTTAGCCCTTGCTCCGGCTGATGTAGGCTTAATATCCGCAAGAGTAGGAACAGATTTAGCTGCTACTCTTTTCTTACGAGCCTTAGTCAAACGCTCTTTACCAACCCAGTCCTCGAAAGCTTCGTCTTCTAGACCTTCAAATAAGCTTCCTAGTTCTGACCTAAGTTCCTTCTCAACGAGAGGCACTACATCATCAGCTGTTACATCACCAAAGCCGTTATTAATAGCCCATAGCATAGAATCAGCAATCTTCTTCCTTACTAGAGGAGAATTAGGTAGCTTAGTGTGACCAGAAATAGCCTTATCAATCTCTTGATTTAAAGAGCTAACTGCTTGCTCGTTAAGCTTAGACATCTCTGCTTGCTGTTCTTTTTCTTCTTGAGCTTTTAATTTAGCCCTCAACTCCTGCATCTCACTCTGCATTCTTTCAGCAGCTAATTGCTCAGGAGACTTCTTCATCTCTTCTATTTTCTTTTGGATAAACCCAGCAGATAGTTCCTCTGGATCAAGTCCCATTTCAGCTAAAACTGAGAATGGATCTGATTTAAGTCTTTCCATTTCTTTCAAATACTGCTTTTTTATATTTGCAGTTTCTTGCATTCTTCTTTTAGCGGCTGCTGATAATTGAAGCTCGTTTTTAACTGCTTCCATATCATTTAAGTCAATCTCGGTCTCCATTTCTTGACCATCAACTTTTAACTTAAACTTACGAATCATCTTATTAGCTTCAGCAGCAGAGATTTGACCGTCTTCTACTGCTTGCTCAAGAGCTTCAATTTCTCCTGATTCTCCTGATTCCTCTGAAGACTGATCTTGACTTTCTACTTCTTCTACGTTAGACTCTTCTGGAGCCGAGCTTTCTACTGGAGCTTGTTCTGACATTTATTTATCCTTAGTTAAACTTAGTCGTGTCGTCGATTATAAGTTTATTGAGGAGCCGTAATTGGTTATCCTCTGCTTTCTAATAGTAAAATTAATACTTTCTACCAGCCATGGACTTTATAGCGTCTATTCTCGGGTTAAAGGCTTTTCCTGAATCTAAATCTTCATACATTGATTCCAATGCTTTTTTTTGATTGTCATCAGCATTTTTTAAGTTATCTCCTCGTCTCACCATCTCATCTCTATTTCTAAGAAGTGCTGCTTGTTCTAAGGAGCTGCCTTCTTCTTCAGAATCAGAAGCTTCGGAGGCTAATGAGGCTAATCCCCCTGCTGTTGCTAATGCTCCCTTGGCTATTACCGGAGCTATGCCTTTAAACGTCCCTGACTTTAACATACTCTTTAAAGCACCTAATCCATATGAATCAGCATCTCTAAGACTAGGAATACGAGCATGATGACCTTTGTTTACTAACTCTGACATCTGCATAGGATCTATATCCTTAAGCATCCTACCGTCTGGTACGCTTTTTATGAGCTGCCTCTTATTTATGTTATCAGTCCCATCAAACTTTAGAACTCTGTCATCATATTGATGTCCAGCTTCGTGTAAACCTGTTGATATGTATTTCAAAGGATCTGACATAAGTTTTTTATTTACTAATATCTTACCTTCACCATATTCCCCTAGGTTATTACCTAGTTCTTTAAATGATGCTTCTGTATTAAATTCTGGATAACGTTCTTGTAATATTCTATTTAGAAAATCTTCTTTCTTAGACATAGATGCATTGTTAGACGGTATAGGCACGTCCGTTTTCTTAAGAACCTCGTTAGCTAATGCATCCTCTGCCAGGTCACGAGCTTGGATAGCCTGGGACATAGGACTTCTTGAGGTGTTTATATACTCCTCGGCTAATGGATTGCCTTTATATAGCTGCTTAGAAAACGCCTCTAAAAGCTTCCTCCTATCATTCATCCTCGTCCCTTTTTTTTCTTAGTATTTCTAATAAATCCATAGACTCTTCATATTTAGCAGGATCTAACATATCTTCTTGTCTACGAAGCTTATCCTCTTCTTTTCTTCTGTTTCTTCTATTAAGCCTCTCTTGTGCAATCTCTTTCAATGTGTCAATCATTTTATTATCCCGTGATTGGAGGAGCAATTTGTTGTGCCATCATATCAGCTGCTGTAGTAGGAGCACCGTTAGATGCAGTAGCAGGCTGAGCAGGAGAAGGAAGTTCTCCTTGCATTTGACTCTGTAAATCTATAGCATTAGCATCAGGATTACTTTGTAAACCGTCCTCAGGAGGTGTTCCTGGTTGAGGAGGGTTCATTGGAGGCTGCATAGGCTGCATAGGCTGCTGACCTAATCCGATAAGTATTTGAGCTACTGAAGGATCTTGTAGTATATTAATATGTTCTTGGATATGTCCAAGTACTCTATCGACCAGCTCTGGGTTTTGCTTAAGCTTAGCATCGGATAATACATACTTATGTTCTTGAATATGTAATAAATGTTCATCAGTTATGAGAGCGGATACTTCAGTCTTACCTGAGAACAAGTCTTCATTTTCAGAACGTATGTACATATTCTCTTTTGTAGGACCTTCTGTCATAGTTTCAAGTTTACCTGTATTTAATACTGATAAATAATCTTGTGCAGTTTTAATTAAGCCCATCTGAAGTAAGCTTTCAGCTATCTCTAGTTTCCCTGCTGTAGTTTGACTGAGTGCGTTCGCAACATCTACCATTACTCTATGGATATCAGAGAGATCATCCCCCGTGAATTCTTGCATAAGACTAGAACTTGCTTTTCCTGAGATCTCCGCAATACGAGGAACTGATGCAAAGTCTTGAAGTAGGAACACTAAATTAGTACCTACGTCTTCAATTAAATGAATATATGAATTTTGTAGACCTGATATAAACTGCAAGGCTTGAGACTGAATTAATGCTAAAGCATTTCCTGAGCGTAAATTCTGCTTAGGATCAGGATTACCTCTTGCGACAGAGTTAATACCGGATACAGTCTCCATAGCTCTTTCTAACATTTGTAAAAATGTGAATATCTCTTGAGGAGTTTGAGTAAGGTTTAGAGGCTGAGGAGGATTAGTTCCTGGATCACCTTCAATAAGATTAAGACCTGAAGATAGTTCCGCCATGGTGATGTTAGCGTCTCTTTGAGCATATATATTTTGAACACCGAAAGTAGATTGATTTGTTAGGATAGTTGAATACAAAGAGTTGACTGCATCCTGAATAGGAAGTAGATTCCACATCACTGTATAACCGTAAGGAGTTCCTAGTATATCACGAGCAGATATTCTGAATATTGGAAGATTACGATAAGGCAATACCGTATCCACTAGAATCGTTTCATTGTTAAGATAAAGTACATATCTACCTTTAGGAAGGGACTCCGTAGGCTTATGGAAGAACTCATACACTGGAACATCAACCGTCTCATCATAAGGAGATAAAGCTATTCTACGTGATTGTGTTTCTGATTTTGTTCTTACTGCCAGTATCTCGTCCTCTAATTCTGGGTATTTAGCCGCTAAATCGAACTTATTCTTGAAGGTTCTGCATAGTTGCCAGTCATGTTTGGATGTCTCTTTAGTAGAATCGAACACTACATCAAAAGGGGACATAACATTAAATTCTACATCTCCTTCGTATATAGGATAACTTGCTCTAATCTCTTCGCCTGTTATAGGATCGATTTCAGCATCAGTATAATCGTAGATCTTACCATTAGTAGAGTTCCACTCCATTTTTATATATCCGGTACCCATAACTACAGCATATTCTACTGCTTTCTTAAGATATGTCTCTAATCTCTTATCTCTCATGTAATATTCAAGTAGACCATTAGCAAGAGTTGTTTGAGCTTGTGATTTATAATCAGTGTTAATTGCCCTGGCTTGAAAAGCTGGACGAGTGCTTGTTACCATCGTTAAAATATTTTGAGCAATGTTTTCGTAGTGATTTACAGCAAGGTTTACAAGTTCCCCTTGCTCTCCTCCTCTAGAAATAGCATGTCCTGCTTCATAATACTGCCCATGATAAGCTTGCCATGATCTCTCTACTTTATCAAGTAAGTTAGACTCAGATAAAGTATTAAACCATGAAAAGGATCGTTTATTCAAGTAATTAACTAACTCTTCTGATTCATCTGCTGCAAAATATGTTTGTTTACTTAACATGGGTACCCTTTAATTAAAGCTTCTATAGTCTAATAGTAAATATAATGTTATTTTCGCTTGTTTTTGCCGAATATCTGAGATAAAGCCTGTGCTAAAGACGATTGAGGAGAGTTATCAGTTCTAACTCCTTGAAAAGAGGAAGAACTCATGTTTAATCCATAACCTGGAGGAAAAGGGTTATGAGTTTTTACAACAGATCTATGCATATACAATAAACAATCAAGTAAGTCGCAGTGAGAAGCAGCTAACTTACCGCTAGTACTAGCTTTTAGTCGCTTAAACTCAGTTTGAGCATTATTCCACTCAGCGTGGCGCATATGATAAAGTAAATTCTCACATCTAGGATGTATAATTATATTTCTCTGTAGTATAGCCACGTCTAATGCATTTAGAGCTGCTTGTTTTTTGTCTTTTTTAGTTTTAGTAAAGCTAATTCCATGTAACTTCTGTAAATCCGTAAGTAAAATTGCATTGTTTACGTCAGATACTCGCATATAAGGTTGAAGCTGCGATTTATCAATAGGATTAGTCCAATAAATACGCTCTTTTTCTTGGATCATCTGGGCTAGTACTTGCGTATTAGTAGCCCCATCCACGGCAATTTCATCTAATATAACTAAAATAGCTTTTTCATAGTCATAATACCCAAAAAGAATTCCTGTAAGATCTTTTCCTCCTGGATCAAGAGATACATACTTATCGCAAAAAACAGGGGCAGTAAAATCACTGCGGACAATATCAGCTTCAGCTACTTCATTGAAAGAAGGAAGGATTGATTTTTCCGTACCTCGTATGATATGACATAAATATTCCCTACGGAACATGGGATCATCTGCTCCCATAGGATACTCTTCTTCTGCTTCCTTAATGGCTTCAGCATTAAAGTTAGGGTTATCATATATGGTATAGACCTTTATACGATTTTCAGATTTATAAGGATATACCCAATCCTGAATAAATTCATGATTCTCAGAACGACTGGGAGTGGATACCATAATAGTACGTCCCTTAGTAAGCTTTACTGTAGGTCCCATTACTGATCTGATACCGTATGTTAAATCGTCACAGAAGCCGCTCTCATCAATACAATTTAAATCTGAATCTCCTCCTCTAAGATTTTCCCACCCTCCTCCGTCAGATCCTGAAATTTGAATCTCAGATCCGTTATGAGGGAATCTAAAGCACTTTTCAGCAGTCATGTACACAGGCTTAATATCCTCAGGACAGTCTTCTAATATCTTCCTCATTACAGGCATTAGCATTTTCTTTGCCATGTTACCTTTAGGAAAGGCGTACTTGACCACAGCGAATTTCTTTTTAAGACATACTTCTAGTGCCATTGATAATAATAGGTAAGTTTTACCTAAGCGCCTAGAACATAGTACTACGGATATGTTATTAAAGTCTGATAGGATACCTGATTTTATTTCTTTTTGAGGTTCAGTTAGTTTCCAGTCTAGGATTCCCTGTCTCCATAATATATCTCTTGCTCTTTTTACTTCGTCAACCTGTGTTTTTTTTACCTTACTCATCAGCATCCTTGGTAGATGCTAGTTTCAGTAATTTTGCCACATCAGGCTTCTCATTACTTACTTTCTTTTCTACTACTGGAGATGCTTTACCTTGTGCTAGTAATAAGTTCTTTACGAGCAAATCTAGTACTTTTACTTCATTAAGCTCTAGTACTGCTCCTTTCTCTACGGCTAGTCTATATTTAGCAATCTGATTCCTGCATACGAATTCTGCATCTGAGACGGTCGGAATTGAGTCAAGGAGGTCATTATCCCTTAGGATAGACTCGTACTTCTCTATCTGCGATTTACACTCAACTAATGCTTTTCTAAGGCGATCTAGTTCCAGGTCTGGAAAGTCCATGGTTACTCCTTAGAATTTAATTGCAGGTTTTTTAACAGAAGGAGCTGAAGAAAAGTTAGCCCTTTCAATACTTTGACGGGATTGCTCGAACTTCAGCTCTTGAAGTTTATCTTCATAAATCTCCTTATCTTTCTTAAATTGTTCTAACATCTCATTCTTTAAATTCTCGATCTTCTTAGTTATACTTGGGAGTTGATGAGATTGAATATAGATATCGAACCCTGTAAGAAGGGCTAGGGAAAATAAAACAATTGAATGGGCTATTGATATTGGAACGAACGCAGAATACACTGAGTAAGCTAGTAATAGTGTTCCAGGTAATGGGATACGAGGGATTTTCATAAGAGTCCTTAGTTAACAGATTTTTACCCCAGTTGTTATATATGAGGTATAATGTGTGCTAGTGAGGATTAAGTTCCTCTAACTTGTAATAGTAAATTAAAAGGGTTATATGGATTGTGAGTTTGTAGAAGGGGATATAGTCTGGGTTGAGTGTTTAAAGGCTAGGTTGATTATAGTAGATAGACTAGACGATATATATTACCGAGTTACTCCTGTTGACGAAGGAGTACCGTTAATTACCCTCTTTGTACCCAGTTTGAGTTTGAGGAAGTTAACTCCTTTGGAAGAATTGCTATAAATTACTACTCCCTTGATATTGTTCACTTTTTGAATTATGTCCTTGACTTTTTCAACTTCTTGGATATAATAAGGCATAGTATGGCTGTTCAACTCTATACCGCTTCTGAGTTTTACGAAGAAGCGACGCAAGTAGATAAACAATAGTTCCCTTCTTCCCTTAATATCGAAAGCGAGAGTTATGTCAAGAAGTCAGAAGTTCCAGGTAGGAGAGATAGTAGTGTGGGTTGGAGTAGGGTGGGTAATTGCTCAGACCCAATGTCAAATATTAGGCTATAGGAAGAATAAGGTTTACTTTAAATTAGTAGGATCAGAATTAGAGTTAAACGTTAAGTCAGATCTAGTCTTTAGAAAGAGAAATCCTTTAGAGAGATTACTATAGATACTGGGACAAAAGGGAATGAGACGTAACGAAGTGAAGCGAAAGACCAATAATTATAAAAATCGAGAGATTTTTTCTTATAAGGATATAAAAGAAATGGATTATAAGGTAGGAGATGTTGTAGTTATTATTAATATTAATATTGATGTTGGTATTGGTGATTTATTTAATTTACTAGTTGATTGTATTATAGGTGATGTTAATGAAGTTATAGAAGTATCCAAAGATAGAGTAGCCGTTAAAGGAAAGAGGGGCTTTATATATAGTCTCCCTATATCTAGTATAAGGCTACAAACTCCTCTAGACTCATTGATATAGCCTTTCCCTTCCTAGGGATATCCTCGCCCTCCATGGCTTCGGAAAACATTATACAGATCAGATAGGACATGCTATACTAAACCTCAGGAGGATATTATGACAAAGAAAGAAAAGAAAGAAGAAGTCATCAAGTGCGTAGGCATAGTCCACACACAGTACGTCCAGGTCAACGTTCCTACCTCTTTTGCAGGTGACACTGCGGATGCTTTAGCACAGGCATTATTGACCGATTACTACTCGCATTATCTAGCCCAAAACAGGGTGACGGAGGACGAATGAAAACCCTCCCAGTTTTACCCATCTTTGTGACAGATACTATCCTCATATCCCCTTTTTGTGACAGATACCTACATCTCCCTCACAACTATACCCAACCATTAATAATTGTTGGACATTGTATTTAAAAAAGAGTATAATAGAGGCAAGGACAATAAACATGAATGAAGAAACAGTGACAGACACCATTATCAACCACCCAGCAATTGAGCAGCTACGTAAAATCATGCAGATAACAGACTGGACATCCTTCTGCCCAGAGAAGCAAAGAGCTGATGCCTTGGACAAGTGGATTATTCGATGGCTAGTGGAAGTAGAACAGTCCCAGTTGGTAGTGGACTCTAAGTACCTCAGCTCCGAGAATAACGACTTCGTTAAGTACCGCATGGGACAAATACTAGGGGAAGTGCTTACAGAAGAGTGCGTAACCTTCACCAGCTCGTCCAGGAAGATCACAGGACACTTACTAGGAGTAAGACGTGGCAAATAAGAAGAAGAAGAAAGCTCCAGAGCCTACCTACAGCTTCTCTGCAAAGCTAGAAGGGCTTAAAGGATTTATAAACTCAGGATCTCTCTTTATAGGAGACGCAGTATACTTCGCAGATGATCCTCAGAAGTACTCAGAAGGAATAATAGAAAGCGACCCGACTAACCCTTTCAAAGACTGGGATAAGTTTAGAGCAACTCATGAGAATGACTGCGCCCTACCCCTACCCGGGAGTGATTACAATGGACGAGGTGTTGTCATACAAACACACATGATGAACGGTAGCTATGCAGTGGAGAAAGAAGTCTGTCCCAGCTCTGGTAAGCTCTTAGCGATAAGGGTGGTGTTTCGTGACTAGGTTTAAGGTGGGTGATACGGTTATATATAAGGAGATCCATTGGTATGGCGGTCTAGTAGTTCTAGATGTAATTAAAAACGGTGCTTATGATAGGATAAAGTGTCAGGATACCTACAGCAAAGACATCTTCTGGGAATATGCGAGTGAGTTCCAACTGGTTACTCCACTGGAGAAATTAATATGAGGTTTAAGATAGGAGACAAGCTCGTATACATAAACAATCCTGAATATAGCCCAATAAGGATCTTACATATAGATGAAGAAGGGGGAGATAGCAGGTACTATAAAGCACTATATAGCTCAAATGGCAACACATACTGGGAATATGTAAAGGATATGAGGCTGTTTACGCCACTAGATGAGCTTATGTGACAGATAGTGTGTGACACCAAAACTCAGAAATTAGCTTATATATTTTCACAGGGTATGGTACTCACTACAACCCCAATAACCCCACCTACCCCCTACCCTTCACTACCATAGCAGTAAACTCTCAAGTCACCACCTCGTCAATCCTACGCCTTCCTAGAGAGTTATACACTCTCCCAGTCAGTACCCCTCTCTGTCCACTGTCGCATTGCACACTCATCGTTTACCCCTTTTTGTTTTCTTATTATAACGCCACACAATATTAAAGTCAAGCTTTATTTCAGTAGCCTCTCATACCTGGTACGTGTTTCTTGAACGCTATAAGCAGCTAGGCATATAACCCCTAGGGATAGTGCCAGTGCTATTAGTATCGTATGTTTCATTGTACCCTCGTTTGTTTTGTTTGTCTTAAATACATGTTACCATTTCTATAGCAGTGTGTCAATATATAAAAAGCTTGATGTTAATAACTCATAGTGGTATAATGTAGTAAGATACATGACTACTCTAAGCTTCAAAAAGAAGTGCACTAGAAAATAGGAGATTCCCATGATGGTCATAAAAGTCTCATGTAATGTTAATACCGAGCTTGTTGAATATTTAAAGAAGCGTGCAGGAGAAAAAGATATTTCTGTAACTGAATTTTTAACAAAGCTTATATCAGCTGGAAAGTTTGTAGAGGAAGCGGAAGAGAGACAGGAAAAAATCTTTACAGGTAGAGATTCGGATCATTTAAGGCAAGTAGTGTTTAGATGAGTGAAATAAAGCTTGACTTCAATAACTCACAGTGTTATAATGTGGTAAGGGAAACAAACAAGGGAGAATAAAATGAAAACATTATGCTTTAAAGTAAACAGCACCGAGTATATGGCATCGAAAGAGTCTAATTCTTTTGGGGATCAATTGATAAAAATAGCAGAATTCAATGGGAGTGACTTCGTGACTACGGTTGACACTTCTTATGCCGAAGGTGAGTGGATTGACTTCGATTCAGAATCTCTAACATCACGTTTTTCTTTAAAGTAAAGCTTGACCTTAATAACTCACAGTGTTATAATGTAGTAAGGGAAACAACAAAAGAGGGGCATCATGGAAATAACGATTGAAAAGATTATTATATCAGGTAGAACATCTAAGACAATGTGGAAATTAGTCTCTGAAGGTAAAACGTTGTTTGTGAACCCTGATAGTCCGTACCAGTCGTTTAGTGCTTGGACTAGGAAAAAAGATGCTAAGGCAATCCTGGATAAGATAAATGAAATGGGAATTGATTATGTTACAGATAAATTAAAGAAGTAAGCTTAATACAAATAAATATTATATATAACCCCTAGTAGAGATACTGGGGGTTTTTTATTTGTGTACTATCTAAGGAGAGTATTAAGGGAGAAGGGTAATAAAACGGCTGTATATATCTGTCCCAGTGAGTTTTATGGGATGAGGGATGACATAGCTTAGCTATTATTGTACCAGTATATGAGTGATATGTCGATGGTGACGTAGATGGAGAGTTATATGGCTATATTTTAAAAACTAGTTGCCTATGAGGAGAATAATTGAACTTAGTGATATTATTCGACGAATATGTATTGTAAGTGTGTGATATGTATGGTATTTATATTGCATTGTTATTCCACCCTTTCTCCACCCTTTCACTACCAGTAAATTCACCTTGTTTTGCATATTATCTTAGCCCTGTACCAGTCTATGTATGCTACTGTATCAGAACCTATTAATTTCCTCTATTCCTTAGAGAAGTATCTCTAAGAACTCTCTAGTCTCTTCGTTCGGTCAACCAGCTACACTACTTCTTGTCTCTCTTAGAGTAATTAGATAATATATCTAGTAATAGTAAAATATAGGTTGTTTTATTATTAATGCTATGCGATAATAGATTAAGAGAGTAACAAACTGTAATTTATAAGGGAGGTTTAATATGTTGGATATAAATAGTTATTTAGAAACTGCTTTATGGGCTAGCGAAGGTGAGGACTTGTTTACTGGTGAAGAGTATCTAGCTAACCTAGAAAAAGAACTTGAAGAATTTTGGGATAAGACTAGTCATCTATACAGTGACGAAGAAATTGAGATGGGTCATATTGAGCATGATTTTTTCTTGACTAGAAATGGTCACGGAGCCGGATTTTGGGATGGTGACTATGACAAGGGCATTGAGTTATCAGAAATAGCAAAAAGTTTCGGTGAAGATGACGGAGAGTAATATGGAATGGGTTTTAAGTTTAATTAAGGAGTAATATGAATTGGGTATATTGTATAGATTGTAGCGCATTATTTAAACTAAGTACATCGGGTGATATATGCGATAAATGTTACCATGGCACACTAAAGTCAATAGCTTCCGTTAAAAATATACCCTTTGTTTCACCAAATTTACCAGCTACAACATATCAAGATTATTATGAACCAACTGAAGACCAAATTGAGTTGGATAGATTACGAAAACTTATTATAGAATATAGTCAAGAAGTTCCACCAGAATTCGAAGCAACTTTTAGAAAAAGATTTAAGGATATATTAGCATGAAAAAAGAAGATCTGATAAAACTATCGTTTTGGTTTGTAGGATTTATATGACTTATAATTTCAATTGCTGGAACAATTCATTATGGAATTTTAGTTTTAAAATCAATATTAAATAATTAAGGAGTAACTATGATTATTTTTAAAAAGTATAGTAACCGTAAGATCTACGGCAAGCATGAGGGAAAGTATGGCTATGTTACCATCTCTCAAATTATTAGTTTTATTAAGCAAGGTGAAGAGATTCAAGTAGTAGAGCATGCTACTGGTGAGGATGTAACTAGTGATATATTGAAAGGAGCAGTATCCCAATTAAGTATACCTAATGATGTTCTTATTAGTATCATCCAGGATGGGCGTTATGAGTAAAGAGTCTGTACCAGAATTGATATGCCAGGTGTTCGTGTTCTTTGTTCAACTGGTAGTGGTTTTAGTTATACCTGTTGTCTTTATATTAGCTTGCATAAAGGTGTTGACATTATAATGCGACGCTGTATAATGAGGTCATCAAGGGGGTTTTATGTTAACAGTATTGATTATTTATAAAGATGGTACTGATGATATGAGAAATGTTTTAGACGTATCTGATATATGCTTAGATGGTGTACTTGAGATTAAAGTACTTAGACAAGAAAAAGCAGCTTAAACAAAAAAGGGGCTATTTATGCAAACATTCCAAGAAATGCTTAACATTGCAAAAAGAATGGACGACCATAAACAAAAGTCGGTTACTAAAATGGGGCAACAACTTGCAGCTGATATTGTGAAAGAAGTAAAGCGCCTTAATCCCACTCAAAATGAGGCAAGGAAGGAGCTTAATAAGCAGCGAATAAATGCCCTAGGTTTGAAAGTAATTCAGGGCGGTAAAGCATGAGAGATTCATTGAGAAAAGAAGCGTATATAGAGCTTAAGGAAAAGTTAAAGGATAAAGCCGAGGTCGCTTGTTATAATTACTTAAATAGGTCTAAATCAGACCTTAGTATGTTAATACGTGAACTAGTTTTAATTGAAAAAGATATGAAAGATACGGAAAAAGAGTTGACTCTATTAACGTGATGCGATATAATAGGGTAACGGAACAATCGGGGGTAACATGAAACTTATTAAACTAATTGAAGCGCCTTTAAAAGATTGGAATAAAGATCTAAGTAAATCGCCAGTTGGTGAAATGCGGATAAAAGAACCTTCAGAATTCGATCTAGAGAAAGCCATAGCAAACTGTAATATAAACGAGCTAGATACTTTAGTGGTGTACAGATGAATTTAGAAAAGAAGAGCAAGTTTATAGCGGTAAACTTTCCAGAATATCGCCAGAGATTGAATTATCTTTACTGGAACGCTCAAACTGCCTATAATGTTTTTGTTAATGTATTTTACGATAAACTTAAAAAGAAAGAGGTCGTTATGAAAAAGCCAGATCTTCATGAAATAGCCTTCAGAATCAACGAGGATGGGTATAAGTCGTGCCAGGCTATAACTACAGTTCTCATTGATGAAGCTCTTTTAGAGGCGTTTAACGAAGTATTAAGTAAGTATCATGATGAAGTTCTTGAGATGCTTCAAGAAATGGAGCATGGTGAACCTAGAAATAGTGAGGAGTATTTTGAAAGATATGGTAAATAGAAATTTACCACGCACAAAGCAAAGGAAAGTAATGAAAAAGATACCAGTTAACTTAAGCGAAGAAGATATAAAACTTATTATTAGAGCGTTAAACAGTATTGATGTATTATCTACATATGGTATTCTACAACAACTGGAAGAAGAACTAAGCACTTTTAAAGATTAGACAAAGGAATAATATGAAAGACTTACCTGAAGTATTAAAACTGCATAAGATGTGGCTAAACGGAGAAGCAGGGGGAGGGGCTAAAGCTAATCTTAGTGGTGCTGATCTTATAGGCTCTAATCTCAGTGAAGCTGATCTTAGATATGCTAATCTTAGCGGTGCTGATATTAGTAATGCTAATCTTAGTGGCGCTGATCTTAGTAATGCTAATCTTAGTAATTCTAATCTTAGAGGTACTAATCTTAGCGGAGCTGATCTCAGTGAAGCTGATCTTAGCGGTGCTGATCTTAGTAATGCTAATCTTAGCTATACTAAGCTTATGCATATTGATCTAAGAGGTACTAATCTTAGCGGAGCTGATCTTAATAGGGCTGATCTTAGATATGCTAATCTTATCGGTGCTAATCTTATCAGTGCTAATCTTAGTAATTCTAATCTTAGTAAAGCTGATCTTAGTTGTGCTGATATTAGTTGTGCTGATCTTAGAGGATCTAATCTTAGTGGTGCTGATCTTAGTGAAGCTAATATTAGTAATGCTAATCTTAGTGGCGCTGATCTTAGTAATGCTAATCTTAGTAATTCTAATCTAAGAGGTACTAATCTTATCAGTGCTAATCTTATCAGTGCTAATCTTATCGGTATTGATCTAAGAGGTATTAATCTTAGCGGAGCTAATCTTAGCTATACTAAGCTTATGCATATTGATCTAAGAGGTACTAATCTTAGTGGCGCTAATCTTAGTAATTCTAATCTTAGAGGTACTAATCTTAATAAAGCTAATCTTATCGGTGCTGATCTTAGTAAAGCTAATCTTAGTAAAGCTGATCTTATCGGTGCTGATATTAGTTGTGCTAATCTTAGAGGATCTAATCTTAGTGGTGCTGATCTTAGTAATTCTAATCTTAGTAATGCTAATCTTAGCGGAGCTGATCTCAGTGAAGCTGATCTTAGTAATGCTAATCTTATCAGTGCTAATCTTATCAGTTCTAATCTTATCGGTGCTGATATTAGTAATTCTAATCTTAGTAAAGCTGATCTTAGCGGTACTGATCTTAGTTGTGCTGATCTTAGTAGAGCCTGTTTTAAATATGCTATTGTTAATAATGCTATCCATACTACAGACTATTTAATTAGCATTACAGGCTTAACTTATCCTATCTGGTTTATATCTAAAGAAGAGATACATGTAGGATGTATGGTATTTAGTTATGAGGAGTGGTTAGGTAAAACAGATAAGGAGATAGCTGATATGGATAAGGATAAAGATGCTTTAGAGTTTTACCCGGTATTGATCAGAGTACTTGCATCAATTATTAAAAAGAGAGGGTAAATAATGGATAGGTTTGTTGTTTTTGGATTTTTAATTTTAAAATACTAGTGCTTGTATTTAAAAAATGGTACAATAACCTTACACTAACACAAAAGGGATTTATGAGAATTTTATTTTTATTATTATATTTAGTAGGA